GAAAGTTTTGTCATTATAGATACTAATGACTTTGATTTAAACTGGTGTGCTTCATCTCCAACGACCACATTAAATCTTGAGAAATATTGTCGGGGAAGTTTGTAGATGGACTGCCAGGTCGTAATGATCACCTGAGAGTCTGTTTCTCTTTCTTTACCTGCATAGATCTTGTGGCAAAATGAACCCACGTCCCACCCATAATCCGCAAAGTCTTTATACATCTGTTCTACAAGGGATGTCGTTGGAACGACTATCAGAGTATTTTGCCCTTTCTCAACGTAATATCTCACAATCGCATATATCATCAGAGACTTTCCAGAAGCAGTTGGAGATATCAACAACTTTCTATTGTGTCTTAAAGCGTCGTATACTCCCTCAACTTGGTATTCGCGGGGAGCATACTTGCTAATTGATGTAATGTAATCTTTTACGCCTTCTTTTGAGATATTCTCATTAATCTCAAAAGGAAGACCATAAAATTTATTGTTTACAAACTCATAAGTATATTCGTGATTCTCACAAAAGCGAGTGAGTTTATCTAACAGACCTGCATAAATTTCTCCAGTCTGTGTATTGAATAAACGTATTTTTCCGTCCCAGTGTTTGTTGCGAAACTGGGGCATGAACTTTGCACCTGGTACGTCAAAGGTAAATTGATCTGCCAACTCATAATATACGTGTGGCTCTGCTTTTACCTGAAGATATACCTCATTCTTTTTAGATATAACCAAGTGTGACATAAGTTCATATCAATACAAAAATATTTATTGACATAAAAAAGGGGGGTCAATTAAACCCCGATTGGAACCGATGCCACTCAATTGCATTTTTTATTTGGAAAGTTCTATTGGAAATAGTTTTAATAACCTCTTCCAAAAACTTTAGCATAATGTCATAATATCTTATCTTGAGTTCCACCTTACTTAACTTCTCATCCCCATCCATGTGCCTCTGTAGTGCCTCTTTGTCCCGAACTTTATATGGGAATGGTTCTTCTTCATAAACCTCTACAGGCGCCTTTCCAGTGTAGTAATTGTAGCGTTCTAGTTTGACTCTGTTGTAAGTTTCTCTTGCCTTTTCACGAAGCAAAGTAATTGTATTATAAATCGTATAATACTTTGAGTGAAGTTGAGGAATTTTTAAAGACTCATCGTGTAAATTATCAGGATCAATGACAGAATCTCTCTGCCACATTTCCTGAATCTCGTCAAGATTCATATGTTGATCCGTCTGGTTTTAGAATATTATATACAGTATACTTGAATGTTGCCTCTGCTGTAAAGTAGTTAATATCCGTATCTTGTGCCTCAAATTCCAATGAGTTTAATGAAATTGGATAGAGATCTTTAAATTTAATAAGAACAACATCTCTATAGTTGCTATTTAAAATTCTAAGAGTTCCATCACAGAAAGCATTTTTGGGATCTTTTATTTGATCCTGAGTAATAAAATCACTATATTGTGATGTTACTTCTGGAAATCCTAAACCAGTTAACCAGTTATGGATTGCCATATAATTTTCCATGTTCTCATCAACGAGAAATCTTAATGTAAAATCCCCATAAGTTAATTGATCTCCAGGAACATCTATCATTTTTAGATAGCTGTTTTGTTGTAAAGTTGACAGCGCAATTTCTGGTATTCTAGATCCTGTTGAGAAAAAACTTACTTTAGGGAATTTTGCTAAAGTAAATTTAAATCCAACAGCAGATAAAAAATTCCTGTTCTGAATCTGATTACTGAGGGGATTTGCCATTATAAAGTCTTTTATTTTTATTTAGATAAAAAAAGAGGGTCCGAAGACCCTCTTGATTGAGTTGTGATATTGCTCACATAAGGTTTGCAACCTTGACTCTTCTGTAGTAACGGTTTGCGTTAACAGTAAGAGCACCAGCACCCTTGACAAGACCCTCAGCGAATGGGTTTGCAACCATTCCGTAACGGGTCTTAAATCCGATTTTTGGCTGGAAGGTGTTCTCGCCAACGGCACGTACCATTTGGAGAGGAACATATGGGCAATAGAAGAGACCAGCATCATATGGGCTGGAACCCTTGTAACCAACAACGTAGTACTGGTTAGCAGCAACGTTTGCAGCATAAGGATCGATATAAACACGATACTTACCTTGTAGAACACCAGCGAAGGTGTTACCAGTGTCATCAACGTTGAGGTTAGCGTTGAGAGCAGGGGTGTAATCGAGAACACCTGCCATTGCAAGTGCTGAAGCAACGTCAGCAGAGCAGATGATGGTGTTGCCCTTTCCTCTACGAGTTCTTTGTGCGATTGCGTTAGCGTCGCGCTCGATTTGGAAGATCAGACCCTTAAACTTCTCAACCGACCAACGACCGTTGGAGTCAACGTCGAGGTCAAAAGTACCTGCGGTAGCGGTATTAACTTGAGCACCAGACTCAGCAACTCTATAGATGGTTCTGATGACTTCGCGGTTGATCTCAGCAAGAATCTCAGTTGAGAGAATGTTTGCGAGTTCAGCCTCAGCATTCAGACCGTGAATTGCCTTGAGGTCTTGAGCGAGCTCAAGTGAGTACTCAGCCTTAAGGGCACGTGACTTAGCAGTTACGGTTACCTTCTCGATGCTGAATGCCATCTGGTTGAAGTTATCACCAGTGGTTCCGAGATCTTCAGCATCATCGGTTCTCATACCCTGACCTACGCTGTAGGTAGTTGCAGTTTGACCTGCTTCAGGATTGAGAAGACCTGGGTTAGTACCAGTTTGGCCAGTAGTACCCATACCAACGGAAGCACCAGTCATGCCGTTGGAAAGATCGAAGCCTTCATTCTGACCCGAGAATGCGGAATCAACTTCGTTGTAGAAGGTTTCTGGACCAGCCTGATCGGTGTAACGTGAGCGCATTGCAAAGATCAGTCCAGTAGGACCGTTCATTGGCTGAACGCCTGCAACGTCATAAGCAATCAGGTTAGGCATTGAACGTCTGATCAGTGAGATCAGAACTGGGTCGAAACCTTGCATAGCACCAGTAGTAGCAGCGCCCAGACCTGGATCTGAACCTGAAGCAGTGCTATTGGTTGGACCTTCGAAAAGAAACTCGCGCTCTTCACGAATTGCTTTTTCTTGGTTTTCGAGCAGGATAGCGGTCACCATTCTGCGATGTGAATCCTTGATTGGATCGAGACCCTGATAGTCAAGGAGTGGGGACCACTTCTCCTGCAGATGTTCGGAATGGAACATTTGCATTGGATTTACCTCTTTAAAAGTGTTAGGTTTGAATTTGATAATCTATAGATCACTTCTTAGCAACTTTGTCTAACAGTGAAAGATATGCACTCATTGATGGTGAATATGATTCTTCAATCATATCTCCTTGTGCTACTTCTTCTGAAAGATTCTCAGTTACAACTTTTGGAGCACTAGTATTTGCTGGAAAATATGATTCTCTCAGAGTTACTAGTTTCTCACGATAGTCTGCTTCACTATCAAACTCAACATTTTCTGCTAGAGAAGCGAGCTTGTCTCTCTGGGAAAGTGCTAGACCTTCAGAGACTTCTGCAAAGATCACATCAGCGACCGACTCTGCTAATCTCTTATTAAGAGCAACGTTCTTTTCGATTTGCTCGTTGAGTTTTTCTTCCATTTCATCAAGTTTGTCTACCATATTATAGACAACATCATATTTCTCTTCAGGGATTGATACATAATGTTCTTCAAAAAGTCCTTTCAGACCCTGGATGAACGATTCAGTCATTTCAGACTGAAGGCCAGCCTCAACTGCTAGAGCGTTCTCATTGAACCACTCATCAGCAACATACTCAAGATAAGCGTCAACACGCTCAGTTAATTCGAACTTAATATTTTGTAGTTCTTCGACCATTTGTTGAGCATAAACTTCTTGTAGATGCTCTTTGATGGTAGCAACTTTAGATCTGATTGCTGCTTCGAAGATTGTTTTTGCCTTTTCTTGGAATTCTTCGGAAAGTTCTTCGCCAGCAAGAAGCGCATTAACATCTTCTTCGATGTCAAACTCTTCTTCAACTACTTCTTCCTCATCTTCCTCTTCAGACTCTACATCTTCGAGATCCTCATCCTCTTCAGATTCTTCTTTCATTTCCTCATGATCTTTCTTATGCTTTTTCTTAGAGGATTTTTCTTCCTTCTCATCCTCGTCCTCTTCAGACTCTTCTTTTTCAGCTTCTTCCTTAACAGCATCAGCTTTTACAGCTTTAGCGTTAACAACATCTCTTACTTGAGCAAGAGTTGCTGAAGGATCTTTCAGCTTACCTGATTCGTCATCTGGACGATAATTTTCTGGAGTTGGGCCACCTAGATCCTCCCAAGCACCAGATTGACCAGGAGTTGCAACTGGAGTTGCACTCCCGCGAGGTGCTTCAGCTGGAGCAGCGCCTTTCGTTACTACGTTTTCCATTTCTTGTAAATTGCTACCAACGGACATTTTTGTTTAGATTTTTGTATATAATCTATAT